GTTTGGCGATATGAGTGATGTGATACCAACAGGCGGCCAAACAGCTTTCTCAGGCGGCAGCTCAGTTACAGTAAATGTACAAGGCTCAGTATTAGATGGTAATGATTTTGTAGATATTGTTAATAACGCTTTGCTTAACTCGCAAAAGCAAGGCCGATCACAAGTCGCAGCAGGGGCGTTGCCATGACCGTACCAACAATTAATGCGCTTATTAACTTTTCAACCGGGCCAAGTTTTGCGCAAGCATTTATTATTGGAGAAGGCATATTAGGTACTAATATCTTGGCAGACTCAGCTGCGCTTATAGTTGATGTAAGCAACGTGGTAGATAGCGTAAGCACTAAGCGTGGTCGATCAGCTACAGCCGATGAATTTCAAACAGGCACATTGACCTTGCGCATTGTGGATCAGAATGGCGATTTTAACCCACAGAACGCAAGCAGTCCTTACTACGGTTATTTAACGCCTATGCGTAAAGTATCTATATCGGCTACATCGGCAGGCGTTACCTATCCTATGTTTAGTGGGTTTATTACAAGCTACACAACCACTACCCCGTTAAACGCAAACGATGTTGTTTATACAACTATTTCAGCTGTAGATGCTACGCGCCTAGCCCAGAATGCCCAAATTAGTACCGTTACAGGTGCAACTGCTGGCGATTTAAGCGGAACAAGAATTAACCAAATCCTGAACACTATTGGCTGGCCTACATCGATGCGTGATGTTGATGCTGGTTTAACTACTTTACAAGCAGACCCCGGCACTGCCCGTACTGCCCTAGCAGCTTTAACTACTGCCACTAATAGCGAATATGGCGCAATATATGTGAATAAATCGGGATCGTGGACATTTCAAGATCGCACCGTAACGGTAGCAAGTGTTGCTGCTACGCCTACCGTGTTTAACGATAACGGTACAGATATTGGCTACGCCAATGCCGTGTGGCGTTTAGACGATACCTTGGTATTCAACCAAGCCAATATTACGCGCACGGGTGGCAGCGTTCAATCATCAACTAACGCAGCTAGTGTGGCTAAATATTTTGCTCACACTTACAATCAGCAAAACTTATTGATGCAGACCGATGCGGTGGCACTGGATTATGCCCGTGCTTATGTGGCTAGTCGAGCAGAAACTAGCGTTAGATGCGATGCTATTGAGTTAGACCTTTACACAGATAATTATGCCAATGGCATTTTAGCTGCGCTTGATCTTGATTTCTTTGACCCGGTAACTATTACAACTAATCAACCTGGTGCATCAACACTTACAAAAACACTACAAGTATTCGGCGTAGCTCATACAGTCACACCGAATAAGTGGCGCACAACCTTTACAACTTTAGAGCCTATCATTGACGGGTTTATTATTGGTTCAACCAGTTTTGGAGTTTTAGGAACAAATGTACTTTCTTACTAAAGGAGATAAATAAATGGCTACAGGATTCCCAGCAATTACGGGTGACGTGCTTACCAGTTCAATGTTTAACGGACTGGTGGCCTTTACCCTTAATGCTCAAACAGGCACTACCTATACAGCAGTTTCAACTGATCAGTATCAAACGCTAGTCACCATGTCTAACGCATCGGCTAACGCGTTTAAGATACCTACTAACGCATCTGTGGCTTTTGCTACTGGCACGGTTATTACGGTTATGAATATTGGCGCAGGTGTCTGCACGATCTCAGCTGTAACACCCGGCACAACTACCGTTCTTAGTGGCGGCGCTACTGCGGCATCACCTACTTTGGCTCAATACAAGTCAGCCGCGCTTATTAAGACTGGCACAGATGCTTGGTACGTTGTGGGTGCTATCGCATAATGCTTAATACAATCGTAGGTACTATAAGTAGTACAGTCATTTCTGCTACTGGTGGCACTATCGTTACATCTGGTGGATTCAAATATCACACATTTACTTCCAGTGGCACTTTTACCGTAAGCGGTGGAAGTTTATCTTGTGAAGTTTTGGTAGTAGGTGGCGGCGGTGGCGGTGGCGGTAACGTTTCCAATGGTAACTCTGCTGGTGCTGGTGGTGCTGGTGGTTATCGATCAGCAACTGGCCTAAATATCAGTTCTGCTATTTCAGTAACAGTGGGTGCTGGTGGTGCTGGTGGTGCTGGTACTGGTGTGGGTGGTGCTAACGGCACTGATTCAATTTTTTCAACAATCACATCAACTGGCGGCGGTCGCGGTGGTGGTTCACAAACAGATGCGCCTAACAATGGTGGTTCTGGTGGTGGCGCAGGCGCTACTAGCGCGAGTTCACCGGGGTCTGGTAACACACCATCAACTTCACCTTCACAAGGTAACAACGGTGGCACTGCAACAACTACTGGTGCTTATCGTGGTGGTGGTGGCGGTGGTGCTACAGCGGTTGGTGCTAATGGCAGCGGCACTGGTAACGGTGGTACAGGTTCTAATGCCCTTTCAACTTGGCTATCAGCTACTAGCACTGGTGTTGGTGGTTATGTAGCTGGTGGCGGTGGCGGTGGCGCATACGCAGGAACTGCTGGTACTGGTGGTTCTGGTGGCGGCGGTAATGGTGGTTATACATCTGTTGCCACTGCTGGCACAGTAAATACCGGTGGTGGTGGTGGCGGTGGCGCAGGTGCTGCAGCTGCTGGCACATTTACAGGTGGTGCTGGTGGTTCAGGTCTAGTAATTGTGAGGTATGCAGTATGAGTCACTGGGCAGAATTAGATGATAAAGGTTTAGTGCTACGGGTACTTGTAGGCGATAACGATGCGCCAGATGAAGGCGAAGCCTTTTTGGAGTCACTTGGCGGCACATGGGTAAAAACCAGTTACAACGGCAATATTCGCAAAAACTTTGCTGGCATTGGTTTTACTTATGACACAGTGCGCGACGCTTTTATAGCGCCTAAACCAGAAAATGCTACAGGTTTTGATGAGAATACTTGCCAATGGATAGTGCCAATAAATGACAGTCATTAGCTATAACGGCTGGCCAGCCTCTAAAGAAGTTGAGTCGATCCGTATCAAGTCTTACGCGATTAAGGGCAGCCATGTAAAGCTGCGCTGCGCCTATTTAGCTGCGCCTTTACTCGTTGCTTTTGCTGAGGATTTTAACGAGCTAATCGAGCCGATCGATGGCGGTGCGCTAGACGACTGGGGATACTGCTATAGAGATGTTAGAGGCGTACCGGGCAAGTTAAGCAATCACAGCAGTGGTACGGCTATTGACCTAAACGCGACTAAGCATCCGCTAGGCAAGGCTGGCACATTCCCAGCTGAGAAAATTCCAATGATCCAAGCATTGACTAAAAAATACGGCCTTAACTGGGGCGGTAATTGGACACGCAAAGACGAGATGCATTGGGAAATAGCACAAGACCCTATAAAATCAGCAAAACTAATAGAAAAGTTAGGACTAAATTATGCCGAATAGCGCACAAATATCAGTAGGAACTACAGCTACTCTTTTAGTAGCCGCTAATATTATGGATCAAACCGTACAGCTACATAACCTAGGTGGCGGCGCGGTTTATATTGGTAACGCAAGTGTTACTACATCCAATGGCTACAAAATGGATAACACAGATAAATTACAAATACCCGTAGGAGATAACGAGGCTTTATACGGCATCGTTGCCAGCGGTACTAATACCGTTGCAGTATTGACACAAGTCAATTAAGGGCATTTAGGAGTAAGAGAATGAAAGAACAAGTAATGGCCGCTGGCCTGTCCTACCTGCGCCACGCTGCCACCTGCGCAGCTGCGCTTTACATGTCTGGGATTTCAGATCCTAAGACACTAGCTAATGCTTTCTTGGCTGGACTAATCGGGCCACTATTGCGCGCGCTTAACAGCTCAGATAAAACTTACGGCGTTAAGTAAGTGAGTACAGCCCAGTCGCTACTAACTCTGACGATCGCTGTGGCGACCATGTTGGGGTTTGCGGCTGGGCTGGTTCGCCATCTTGTTAAGTATTACCTAAGCGAGTTACGCATAGACAATAACGGTGGCCACAACCTACGCGGCCGTGTCGATCGCATAGAGGCCAAGGTTGACTCGATATACGAAATGTTGCTACAGCGTTAGGCGTGTCGGTTATTGACCGCTGTCATACCCAGGCTTTACCCTTTATTTACACGTTAGGCAGGGCTACCTAATACGGTGTGGCTAGGCTTAACCCAAACAAGGGCGAAGTAAATGGATGAAGCAAAAGTAGCAGTAGTGGTTTTAATTGCTAGTGTTGGTTGGTTTTTAGTAGGTTGGTCAATAGGTTACAAACAAGGCATTAAGGATGGCTTTAATCGTGGCCGCGCCTCAGGTTTACGGATGGCAGTAAACACAACTAAAGCGATTGTGCGCAGCTCATGAGCTTTGACCTGTCATCCTATGAGGATGTAAACAGCCGCATCAAGCGGTTTAGAGAAACTTACATATCAGGGCGTATAACTACAGAGATCGTTGAGTTAAACGTTAAAGATGGTTATGTAGTAATTAGAGCCTGCGCCTATCGCGAGCATGAGGATGTAGTACCGGCAGCTATCGATTATGCCTTTGAGCAGAGATCAGATCGAGGCGTAAACCGTGACTTCTGGATTGAGAACTGCAGCACTAGCGCAATAGGTCGAGCCATTGGGTTGCTTATGCCAAGTGATGCACGGCCTACACGTCAGGATATGGAAAAGGTAGAACGCCTAGCGGCTCAGCCTGCAGTAGAGGTTGATCTATGGGCTACTGCTATACCTGCAGTAAAGGTTGAAGGCGTTGGAAGTGTGCGCCCAGCTGCCGAAAGCATCGCAGACATTAAAGCGCAATTAGGTGGCGAGATATTAGACCCTGCACCTGTCTGCTCACACGGTCGCATGGTTTACAAGGAAGGCGTTAGCCCTAAGACTGGATCAAAATACCGAGGCTACACTTGTAGCAGCAAGACACGGAACGATCAATGCAAACCAATATGGCTATAACCGAGATGGCGCAGATAGTCCAGGTGATCTTAGATCGATCGCAGGAGTTACAGGCAGCAGCTAGTGGGTTTGCCCGTAGCACAGGCGAGAAGGCTAATACACCTGACCATGCTGGCCGATATAACACAAAGATAAACTTTCATGAGTTTATAGCTGAGCATAGTGAAGCTGCTGGTGCTGAGATTGCAGTAGCGCAATACATGGGTATTCGTAACTTTATACCTACGGTTAATACATTTCACGATGCACCCGATATACAGGTAGGCAACTTAGGCTTTGAGGTCAAGTGGACTAAGTACATTAACGGCCATTTGATCATACATAAGGATTACCCACGCTTAAACGATGTGGCTATCTTATGCGTGAATAAGTCACCTGTCTATCAAATCATCGGTTGGATGCCGGTGTTGTGGGCGAAGCGAGCCAAGTATTACAACGCAGCTGATGGCAATTTCTGGATATCTCAGCGTGAGTTATTTGAGATGGATACATTAAGGAAGTCCGTGTATGGCATTACTGAGGCTTAACTGCAGGGTTTGCGCCAAGATAGGTAACGGTATGCAAACGCACAAAATCGTTGATGAGTTCATAAACTTGCCGCCTAACGTGGTTTGCGTTCAATGCTTAGGCTGTGGCGTTATGGGCATTGAGATGCTATTAAACAGCGAACGCGCTAAAGATGAGGACATACTAAATGACTAACGAATTAAAGATTAGCTGTAATTGTGAGGACTACAAAGAGATGAGCCTGTCGGTTCACCTTGTAAATGGCGTAGTGCCGATTATTATCATTAAGTGCGAAAACTGCATGAGTGCTTACACGGTTATGCCTAACTCGGTACAAAATGCCTAGTTACCTGTATCGCTGCGATCAATGCGGCGGCGAAACCGAGATGAATCACCCGGTAAATACACATGGCGACAGCTCACCTTTATGCTGCAGCTACCCAATGATGCGCGTGTTTAGCGCGCCATCGATCATATTTAAGGGAACTGGATGGGGTAAAGACAAATGACCAAGCGACTCGGTGAACAGTTTTACACAGTTCTGGATAAGGGTGTGTATAACTCATGCTGTGACTCAATACAGTTTAAGTATGTGTGTATAACCTGTGGACAGAATGCAGGATGCTACTTCTGTACCTTTGACCCAGATGTAAAGCATGAGTGCGATGAGCTGTGACACGCCCAAGATCTCGCGTAAATTAAAATGGATTAGGTGGGGTGTGATACAATCTAGTCTTGTAATAGCA